TGTGGTAGTTTATATTTGTTCTATCCGATTTGTCGTAATTAAGTTGACCGCTTGCATCTATTCTAGTTGGATTAAACTTATAACTTTTCTTTTCTATATTAACAGACGGTTTACTAACTAAATCAAAATTAAAGGTATTAAATGCCCCTAATTCATTTTGAAAGTGTAGTCTGCGAATAGGGTAGTTACATTGTTCTTTCATTGTAAAGGTAAGTAAATCACTAACCCCACTTAATCCAGCGTCTAAAATTTGACAAGTGTATGAACTTACCGCCGTGTCGATTATTGGTTGTGAACCTAATACAAGACCAAAAGAAATAGCGTTTAAATTCTTTGGTGCGGTAGACACACTCATATATTTTGCGCCAGTTGTTCCCGCACTTAATAAGTTTTGTATGTGGTAAGTATCAATTAATACTCCCGCACTATCATAAGTGATAACTTCTAAGTATTCTATATCTGTATCAACTGATGCAATAACGCCGTTATAACCAACATTTAACAAAGCGGTATTAAAAGTCTTTTGTGTTGTTAACCATTGACCGTTACCAGCACTTAAATCATAATCACCAAAGGCGTAATTAACAAATTCATTATAAGTTAAAGATGCGTTCCAAATATACTTGTCTGTTCCTACCGTTAAATCTGGATAAACTACAATAGGGTCATTAGCCGTAAGCCTATACTCTTCACCATAGTTAATGTGAAATTTTTTAATTCCTCCGTCCATGTACTGAAATCCACCCGTTAACAATGTATCATTTTTTAAGATATACGCATTAACATAAGCTTCTAATATATTACCAAAGTTTTTAATACCGTAATTATTACCTGTTTGTGGTTCTGGTTTAACTTTAAATCTTGTGAACCCTATTACACCATCTATGTATAAATCAAATACATATTGAAAATCTATTTGTCCGTCATTGGTCGAACTTGCTACCGTATTAATATCGTTATACGCTGGACTATACTCGTTTATATCTTGCTCAATTGTTAATGCCATTTTCTATACTTTCTTTAATTATTATCTCTACTGTACCCGCTCCCGCCGTTTCTAATCTCTTACTTAATTCGTCTATCCATTCTTCAGTCATTACATTAGAATAAAAGTGACTTGGGGTAAGTCCTTTCCTAAATACACTCTCACGAACTGCGAAAGGGTTTAATCCTTTTACTCTCGACCATAACTCAAAATGTTTTACGCTTGGTTTCATTCCAACCTTATAACTAAACGGGCTATTTGGTGCAACGTTTTGAAATACACCGCCTTTAGATTTGTTTTCACCCCCTACACCTTGCACCCCCTCATCTACAAACTTATAATAATCCTCTGCTATTATTTCAAAGGTTGCTGTGTTTCCCTCTCGCTTAATCTCACTAGGTACAAAAGACTGTCTTAACATTCCACTTGTGCCATTAGTGGTATTATCTAAACTCTCTTGTATCTTGGCTATTGTTTCGTTCTGCCAATCTAGGATAGCCTTTTCAATCGGTGTTAAGTCCGACCCGTCACTAAATAAACTGTCATCAATAGCCATAATTATAAGTCATTATCTTTTAAAATTTGATTAGTACTAGGTTTTTTTATTTTACTTGCGTACTCTCTATTTCTGCAAGTTTTACACTTAGAACCTATAGATACTAAATCCATATCGCAACTACTACACCAAATTAAACATTTTTTATACTTACCTTTCATAATCATTAATAGCCATTACTTACCAAGTTGGTTTTAAAGTTAACCATTTCTTAGTAGGTAAAGGAATATCTTTTCTTACCTCCGTTATCCATCCACTATTATTTTCTGATAATAACATATAATCTCCATTAATACTTTCAACCGTCCAAGGTTTATTATACATTGTTACAGTTTGACCTACTTTATACTTATTTATTTTCATCATCTATTCCTCATTTTGCTTAAATCTTGTTGTCTTTGTATTTCGTCTGCTTTATCCTTATAATACAAACACCAGTAAAGAAACTCCCCTACTGGCATATCGTAATAGTTACTCGCTAAGTGTGGTTGACCATTCGTCAAGCCGTCTATTGTTATTGCCCATCCCCACTTACTAAATCCGCTTTTATCTCGTCTAGTTTGCTCGTCATTTTCGTCATCTGTTCGCTCAAATAGTCGGGCATATTTTTTGTTAAGTTTTTTGAGAGATTCAAAAAAAAAACCGCAATAGGATAAGCCACACTAATAGGCATCTGTTTAAATTCCTCTATTCTTTCCGTAACTTCATACTGTTTAAACTCGTATGGTTTCCACCCTTTTAAAGTTAGTTTAACGGGTTTACACATATTAAATAAGTTAAGGTGTAGATTTTTAATAGGGTCGTCTTTAACCCCGTTCATAATACCAATATAACCGCCTCCCTTAATTCTATCGGCATTAATATTAAACTCGTATCTAATACCGTTAGACTTCCAGAACCTATGAATTTTAGTAGGTAGTTTAGACCTTAAAAACTCTTGTATTTCCTTAACCTCTTTAGTCGTTGTATATTGTGCCTCTTCAATTGTAATGCGTTTAATAATACTCATTTGTAAGATAGTGTTATCCACTAACTCTAAATCGCTTATACCCTCCGTTTTTAATGTTGGGTAAAGTTTACTATATTGCTCAACTGTAATATCGTTCCACGTCATAAAATAATAATGTAATTATATTTATTTAATTTTATATGCTTTAATTTTTATACCGTTGCCATATTCTAAGAGAACTCTAGGGGTGGTGCTGTTTAATGCAAAATATACTGCTTGATTTTTATTTTCCACATCTTGTATAATAGTACTAAAAATTAATTCTTTTTTACGTGTAAACTTAACTTTATATGTTTTCATATTATATTTATTTAATTTTTAATTCTTCACCAGTCAACGCAAAGTAAAGGTTTTGTAATTGGTGGACGTGTTTAACTTCTAATTTATAAGCAAAAGCATCTAAACCTTTATAGTATTTACCATTTGAATCATGTTTATTTAAAAACTGCAACCTACTATTGTTTAGTAACCCAAACTTAACCAACCATTCCTCGGTTAGTGGTATTGGTTTAATTACATCCCAAACACTAGAAAGAGAACTCTCACCATCATGAACGTAAAACTTATCTTCTAATATTTCAACTACTATCCCAGTGTCCGTTAAATTCCCAATTCTCAATTCCTTACTTTCTATCATTATAAACTTTATTTGCTTGTTCAATTGCTTTTTGTCTTGCTTGGGTTCTTGTTTCCCATTCTCCTACTGAATACATAGGGTAATTATTATTAACTTTAAAAATTTGAATTGCATAATTTGAATTACTTATAATGATTTCTATTTGAATCCCCATACTATCAAACCAATCAACTATAACTCCGTATTGAAACGCTTTAGGTAAACTTAAATAGAAGTCCACGCTATAACCGTTATAACTTCCTTTCAACCACTTCTCAAAATGTTTTTTCGCTTGTCCTTTTAACATATCCTTATTTATTTAATCCGCTTAACTCTTGACCTTTTGCCGTTAGGGTTATGTATCTGTAATAATTATCTAATAAATCCTCTACTGTTTCACAACTCAATAGTAACCTTTCAACTGAATCTAATGTTAACCCCTCAAATAATACTCGGTCTTTGGCTTGTTGGTATTGTTCCACTTGTTTTATTAATTTATAAGGTATTATTTTACCATCAAAAAAACTAATCTTTTCATTATAGTGTGGTGGCTCTTCCAACACTTCCCACTTACCATTAACCTCAATTGCTGGAACAAACATACCAAGGTTTAAAGGTTGACTTAGAAAGGTTGCGTATCGCTCAATATTTATTAACCTACTATTATTATATTCGTCTATTGTGTTAAAGGTTAATTCTTCTTTTTTCAACACAAAGTCAATCATTGATACTAATTTCATAATCTATTTATTTTTAATTTACAATATAAGCCACCGTGCAAACCTATGCATTTAGGGAGCAACCCTAACCCTATTAACGGCAGTGGCTTATTAACAAGACCCTTTACTTGTTAGTTTTTTTATTAATCAATCATTTTATTAATAAAATAGTTCAATTCTTTTATTTTTAAATGTTGGTCTATCGTTAATTTTATACTATCTTCTAATTGTTTTTTTAGTTCTTCTATTTCTTCTGAATATGTAATGTTTCTACTAACTAATACGGCGTTTTCATGAAGTAAATTATTATAGTCACATCTAAAAACCTTAGTTTTACTATACTTAAAATTATCTTTTGATAACTTTGTGTTTTCAAATCTTAGATTATAATTTTCTTTTCTTAGTTTATTTATTAACCACCACTTTCTTGTCATCTTTATGTTTTATTATTTTTAAAGCTTTATTTAAGCCATTTAAACGTCTTTCACGTTCTTTAAAAGCTTCTTTGTATTCGGTACTATTCCACCCCTTTAAAGCTAACTCTAAACTTAACTTTTCATCTTCTAATACTTTTATAGCATATTTCATAATTATAATTTTCTGCCTATCTTAATATTAACCTCAACCCCATAATTATAAGGTTTAAAAACTAATACATCTATTAAAGACTTTAATACTTTCCTACCACCTAGTGGTTGGTAGGGTTTAGATTCGTTAGGTAGAAAACCAAACAATTCACCATTTATAGTTGCTACACCAGTAGAACAATTCCCTCTACCTGTTAATGTATTAGTAAAGTTACCTGTTAATGTTGCAAATTTTATAGTTGTCATAATATTTTGTTTTTGTTTATGGTACAAATATATATAATATATTATAACTGACAATGAAAAAAATGATTTATTTTTAAATAATATTATAAACCCCTCTTTTCTTCATAGTTTTCTGTGCGTGTGTTGCTATCGCTCTACTCATAATATAATCATCGTGTAAACCCGTAGGGGCAGAATATTTAATATTTCTTGTCTTAGTGTTGTATTCATAAGTAAATGTTTGTAGTTCGGCTATCTGCCAATCCTCACCTATGATACTCAAATCTAATTCCTCAAACCCTACTATTAAATCTTCTATAATTATTTGCTTTGATTTATTGGTAGTTATAAACGGTTGTATTTTAGACTTAGAAAAATTAACTTTGTTTCTTATTTGCTCATAGATTGCGTCTTGTGCGCCGTTGGTTTCTATAAGTGTATAAGGTTTGAATATATTTAACTGCTCTACAATATTAGATATTATCTTACTCCACTCCATATGCCTCCACCTATTACAATAAACCTCTTGGTTTTTATCATTTACAATAGTTAACACGGTGTAATCATCCGCCCGACCTAAATCAATACCAGCGAATAAATTAGTTGTCTTAGATGCTTTTAAAACGGATTCAGGTATATTAATAAATAGCGTACCACTATCCTCTAGGAACTCGGCTAAATACTCTTGCCTAAATATGTGGTCGGGTAGCGTTTGTTTTGCGTCCTCTATCTCTGACACATCAATATAAGGATTATCGTAAGAAGTGCCGTAAAATGATTGGTATTGATTATTATTGTGTTGTTGGTTAAATAACTCGTAAAACAAATTACGCCCTTTAGGTGTGGATAGTAATAACGCTTTCTTACCTCTTACCAGTAGGGTAGCTTTAATAACTTCCGTCCATGCTTCACGCTTCCAAAAAGCTACCTCATCCCCTACGATTGCGTCAAACGTTTCACCCCTTATTGAGTCGTAAGCCTCGGCAGAATAAAATACTAATTCACTACCATTCTTAAAATATATTACTAAGTCGGAGTGATTTGGTGCTTTCTCATACATTGGGAACTTACCCAACGCCCGAACCATCTCTTTAAATACTTTCTTACATTGTTTGTATGTAGGACTAATCCAACCAACTTTCCAACGGTTGTTATCTATACACCATTTTAACGCTTGGTTTTCGCCCATTAAGGTTTTACCAAACTGTCTGCCAATAGATACAACAAAATACTTGCTATCGGATTCAATAGCCTTATGTATCTCTAACTGCTTTGTGTGTGGTGTGTATAGTGTTATATTCATTCAATGTAATCATCATATATTAAAACCCTAAACACATCCTTATCGTCTGGGTAAATTATTAAAGGTGTTTCGTAATTATCTAGCAATAAAAATAAATCAGATAAAGACTCAAGCTCTATCCTTTCTGGTGTAGTTTCTAAATCTGACGCTACCGTTATAGTTACTTCCATAATAAAAATATATTAGTTTCATTTTAAATAAAGAGGATTTACTAATCTAATAAATTCATTCACTCCCCCAACTCGTTTTATAAGTTGTATCTTTTATCTCTACCTTATCGGGTTCGTATGCTCCCGTTAATTTACTAATCTCTGAATAAGCCTTATTATAATCCGACCCCTTAACCATTTCTTTAAGTAGGTAAAATCTCTTTTGTTCGTTTGGTGTTAACTCTTCTTTCTCTCCTAACTCCCATAAATCTTCCCAAGCCTTAATAATCTTTTTATGCCCTTGCACTATGTCGTCACGGGTTACTTTGTTTGATTGTTTAAGGTTCTCCCTAATTTCGTCTATCCTAATACTTAACTCATATTGTGTACGCAAACTATAAGCCTTGCTATGTATTGTCGTTTCCTTAGTATCTGGCTTAACATCATAACTACCCCTATACGCATCACTAGCGTTTCCTAACTCTACATAAAGTTGGCAAAATTTCTCTTGTTTCGGGGTTAGTTTCTTCATTTGATTAAACTTAAAAAATACTCTGTTTGCTCTTTAGCTAATTGCTTAACATTTTTATTCCTAACTTCTTTATCTGTTTCGACATTATCTGGGTCTAACCTTACAAAGGTATTCCATTCGATAAATGCTTTCTCTATTTGTTTCTTTGTTATCTTCATACTCCCATAAATTGCTTAACCCATTCTTTAGCCTCTTGTGCGTCCTTTGGTTTAATCTTAACGTTATCCCCGTGCTTAATACCTAACTTACCCGCTAAGTAGACTAACACCATATTATTAAATACGTCTTTTACTTCCTCTTTATCGTCCATAATTACTATAAGTTATTTTTACTCGTCCCGTTAATCGCCATTCTCTATTCACATTATTAAACTTAATATCCAAATCAA